GCCACTGTGTACGATTGGGTCCTATTGGTAATTGCAGTATTCACAGGGGATGACTCAGCGTTGGAGGGGCTCGACATTAAATTCACAAATGAAGAATGGCTGAACAAGAACAAATTATTACTGAAAGACGAAAAACCACCAGTTATTGAATTTGCAGGGAAATTCATTTGTGATCACGCCGTAGCACCCGACCCACTACGTCGAGTGGCAAAATATTTATCCAAAATATACGCAACGCCCGATCAATATAGCGAAACCATTATCTCACTTAGAAATGGTTTAGAGATGATCCCTGATCAGAACACATTAGACGAAGTGTGTGCACTGACCAATCAGTACTACAACTACACCAAGTTATTTGACTACGTTCCATCACCGGATGAAATTAAAATATTATTCGGATTTTTAAACAGTGAAGCTAAAGACCCGAGACGCATGAAAGACATGATTAGCAGACGTATGGAAATTATACCCGTCGCACAGAGATAATGACCTTTTGTAATTAAAATTTTGTAAATAATCACTGCAAATATGTCTACTAACAATACCGCGAATCCACCGCAACCTAAATCAACGAAAAACAGTTTTGTAATCAATAACAATGGAGCGATACGCAGACGCAGGTTTCGACGCAGACTCCCACCAAGATTACGAAAATTAGCTAATCAAAATCGAAAATTAAATCGAAACAACACCACACCTAAACGTAGTAATGTGAGTCGACAACGCAACACCAATAATAAATCAGTGGCGACCAAAGGAGTCATGAACAATCCTTATGCTATGTGCCGTCTGATGCCTTTTAGATCTCAGGGTAAATCACTTGGAATACCTGACGGCACAGACCTGAAAAGGATTTTAATAGATCATCGAATGCAAAATACTTTCACCATCGGTAGTTCAGGGGGGGTAAACATTGCTATAACACCTGCCTTACCATCATCTATATGGTTCCAGACACCAGCCGCAGACAATGACTTCAAATGCAACTCACTTCGTTTTCCAGCACATACAGGCGATGATAACCTTATGTTCACAGTCATGCAACCGGAGTGGCGAAACTTACCAGTAACATTGCGTAATACGTCCGGTGCCTTTGACGATGCTCCCGCTTTATATGGTGCCACCAAAAGTCGTATTGTCACCATCGGGTGGTCAATCCTTTACACAGGTACATCGCTGAACAATTCGGGACTAATTAAAATCAATAGAAATCAATTATCAGCAAATACACTCCAACCGAATCCTGAGCAGTTCACAGTAGTCAACTCGCAGGGTGGAACAGACAAGATATGGAATCATGACCAACTTCAAGTTAGGAAATTGGAGGTCAAACCGGCTTTCTATGCATCTAACACTTTTGACACCAAAACGTTTCCACTTCGAGCCGGATGCAACGGAGTATTGAAACATTCAGCTGACGAATATGAGTGGGTAACTGTATCTAACGATTTAGCATACATTTCGTCACCAATTTGGGAGAGAACCTCTTTCTTAGTACACAATGATTTATCCAGTGAAAGCACAGCAATACATTGGCCATCAGTAGCTTCATTCGACAATGGCTGGGCGTCCACCCTCATCACCATATCTGGGGCCGCTCC